AAACTTGCTGGAAAACCATACACAAAAGCAATATCGCCTTGCTGAAATGTTTTGGCTTTCAAACGTTGACCTGCCCGACTGAGATTCTTTTTCGGTATCTTATTAAAACCGACTACTCGGACATCATGACCTAAACGTTCTAAGGACAGGGCAATCTGCTCACTTGAGCCAGAATAACCCTGTCCACCACCTAACGTACCAAACCAATTTATTAACACGAGGGGATTCCTCTCTAAACGGTTACTTTGATACTATCTTTTTTTCTTAGGAGCAAGAGTCCGTTGTGCTTGCTCAACACTATCACTAGCGTAGAGATGCAACTGAACCGCACCGAACTGACCTGCTGGAGCACAAACTACTGCTCGCCTTGCCCGACCAACGACTTGAGCCAAAATCAATCGACTTAGATCGCCATCATTAGAGTCAACTCTTAGATCGTGCTTAATTAACTCTTGGAAGTTCAAAGGACTATTCGGAGTAATCAAATATGCAAGACCAGGAGTAACACCCGGATACGTATAGACTTTACTACCAACTTTTACAGTCGAACCGTCATAGACGATGAAACTGCTACTATCGAATTTCTGCTTAATAGGCATTGGACTGTAGTCGGCATAGATTGCACCAGCCAAAGCTGTTTCAATCGGTAACTGATCTATTGAGTTTATCAATAGTTTCGTACCAGCCGGCAAAACTATTGCAGCATCCTGCAAAGTCGTAGCCAAATTAGTATCAAACTTAATATCCTGTGCAACCGCACCAGAACCATCGGCTGTTAGATCACCTTCTTGAGCAATCTTTTGTGCAGGTAGTCCAGCAGCCTGACTTGAGGCATCATAACTTGCTGACATTAACGGATACAAATGCAGGTGATTCAGCAATCGGGTATAAGCAACACCGAAAGCAACACCTATATTACTTACTTGCCAAGTCTGGTTATATTCAACGATATCCTCGTCATACTCAACACCTGCAGCATACGTGTGAAACGAAACGGATTTTTCTTCACCGGGGCCCATTGCACCGAACTTTACTTCACCGCCTTCGAACTTCTCTAAGAACACAACTTGAATATTACCGAACTCCTCCAAGAGCAATGTCTTCGGGAAGTTAGGATCAGTCTGTGTCGAATAAAAATCTTCGTAAAGCAGAGGTACACTGGACTGACCTTGTGCTAGATCATAAGTGATCTTCTCGACAAACTCAGCAGCACCATCATCCGTACCGATCATTTCCTTGATTGTAACTTTACCTTCATTAACGGCAGTCAGTTCCATGACAGGCACTCGATGCTTTTCAGCTACGAATTTGTCTAGGTTCTCACGTGCCTTAATTCCGGCTTGACGTAAATTAAAACTCATGCTAAACCCCCTGTGGCAATAGAATGCCCCAAACTACGTTATTTGAATCTTTAGCTAATGTGACTTTTAAGAACGGTTTGTCACTTGTCGTATTCGTGATGACTCCTGCGGTACTCAGATACAAAACTGCACCTTTTGCTGCACTTACACCACCACCAACTACCAATTCATGCTCTCTCTGTTGAATTTCCAGAGAAACTGTATTACCGGAACTCGCACTTGCCATCGCAATGCCGTGAAATCCTTCAGCATAAACTGGATCACCCTTATTGACAAGTTTGGGGACTATTACATCCACCGCATTGCCGTCAGAACGAAATGTTTCAGCCATAACCTTAATCTCCCTTATTTAACTGTTGAATATTTACGTTGTGTTGCTGAAGTCCGATCAATCTGTGGTTGAATCTTTGGTACTGCAGCCATCTCTCTGACTATAGCTTTCGCCTCATCAGTTTTCAATACTTCGTCTACCATTTCGGAGACATTTACGCCTACAGCCATCTTTGGTGCAGTCATTTCTCGAATCACTTTCCGTGCTTCTGTATTCTTGACTTTTACAGTCAATTGACGATCAAGTTCCTGATCCATATTCACTTTAATCATTTCAGATACTGCCTTCGAAACATCGGCATCTTTTTCAATACCTAACGTTTCACGGATCGCTGTCATTTCAGTAACAACAGTCTGAGCCTCCGCTAGTTCTGTTTCTTTATCTGTAACAGCCTCTGTTACCATCTCAGTGACTAACTCTGGATTATACTTTTTCAGATCATCCACTTTCGCAGATTTTAGAGCATCTTCTAAAGTCATATTTATCTCCTCATCATTTATATTAACATTATGCATTTCACTTGCCAACACAAATCGACCAGAAGTCGGTACACCTTCAGCTCCCGGTCTAGCCCAATCTATGCTTTCCAGTCCGAAATCAGACATATCCATTGTACCATCAGCCAACTTAGTCATTACGCCTAGTCCGGTAATGCTAACAGCCACCTTTTTGCTTGCTGCTTGTGCAGTTCGCAGATAGTGACGGAGATTCTTGGCATACGGCAGAACATAACCTTTGACAAATAAACGCATCTTTCCATCAATCATTTTAGTAACAGCTCCGAGCCAGATAGTCTGTGCCTCTGGAGTTTTCGTTGCTCGTTCGGCATCAGTCAAATGACCTCGATAACCGTCAACGTGTTTCTCATTAACTTGCTGTGCAATGTTTTCAATAACAGCTTTTGTATAATTCCGCTTATTGGCAGATGTGCCTTCATTCAATGCCTCGATGGTGACAAATAACGGATCATCATCCTTATTGGCATCAACAACATTTTTCAATAATGCAGCGTCTACTGGGACGTTCATATCAGAGCCGTCACTACTCATTTCAGCAATGATTGCTCTACTGACTATAAAACCAGATTTTTTAATCATGACTTAATCGTACATCGTCTACTTTACCGTTGTCAATTTGTGTACAGGGTCTGGAACATTCGTAGGATCATCAATATCAGGTTCAGGTGGTAATGGATTGATATCTTCCGGTACTGACGTTGGATCGTCTATATCATCGTTAGGTTGCGGATTATCTTCGGTAGGAAGTTTCGGTTCACGGAACTTAATATCAGTTTCGTCTAACTTACCGCCACGTACTGTCAAACTTGTTTTCTGACCACAGGCAAAACACGTACCGATCATACTGAAGTCTTGTCCGGTAATAACGAAAGACTGACCTCTACGAACTATATCAATCGTACCTTCACCAATAATATCAACGAATCGTTTACCGCATTCAGGATTACTACAAGCCACACTTCTATTTGGCATTAGGTTTTGCCCCTTTACGCATAACGAACTTCCGGACTTGAGGTTTCTTAACCGCCAATCCTTTTGCTATTTCCCGATTGAACTGCTTTTTTCTTTTGTCAAAGTAACCTACTTCGACACCTGTTTGCTGCAAAAACTTGTCTGTCATCTTACAACTCCTTCACGAGAATTATAACATAAGTATTCCAACTCCTAACTGAATAAGTCAGCCAAATCATCGGCAGACATTAACACTGGTTCAATATCACAGAGACAAAACGGATGTGCATCAGGTAAATCATCTGCAGTTGCATAGGGACTGGCATCAGCAAAATCATCACATTCATCATCTACTTCATGACTATTACTTAATACCCAGTTAAAACCTGTAGTAAACGGTTTACTTGCATATATATTTGTCGTTGCATCTCGGTAAGCATCAGCCGTTTCAGACCGTGCAATCCGCATCGCATTGTACTGAATCGTACCAGCCGGAACACCGTCAGGAACAAAATCAGCAGGTTTACCGAAACGATCCCGATAAACAGTCCACGGTGCAGTCTTTTGAATGCCAGATGTAGGATTTATATATTGCTCCAACTGTACACCGATATCTTTAGCAGATGTACCGTTCTTAACACCCAATGCAATTATATTATTAACAGTCTTTTCACTACCATCTTGAATTGTGGCAATTCTGGTAGCAAACGTACTTCCGAATGACTGTTTCGTTATGAATGCTTTCATTTGATCATCGGCATAAGTACCTAATTCAGTCTTGAAAGCCCTTGCAGCATCGTAACCGCCAGCCGTAATCAATGACTTATAGACTGTGTTCATAGCAATGTCTACTTTTGCCTGTGAAACATCACCAACCGCAGTAGCAGTCTGTTCAACCAAAGTCGTAAAATAACCATCCAATTCATCGTTTGTAGCGTTAATAAGCGACGTGGAATCGTTTATGAACCCTCCACGTGTATATTGAGTTACTAATGCATTGATAACCTTTGTACTAGCATCTAACTTGCCCTGTAGGTCTAATTCTAAGGCAATAGCAATAAGCAAGAACTGTTTATCGTCCTTGCTTTTAGACTGGTTGGCATTAGTCTTTGTCAGACTTCCTATAACAGCCATCATGCCTCCTACTTCTTTTTAGCAACAGCTCGTGCAGCCCATTTCTTAGCAACAGCCAGTGGAACTTTCTTAGAATACTGTTTAATCTTCCGTTGTCTTATAACTTCGGTCTTTGCAGATTTTGCCATTTTATTTACCAGCGTTCTTTTTAGCCCAATATGCTTTTAGCCCTGATGGCATATTGCCGGTTTTGACTTTGCTACCAGATGAACTGGACTTGGTAGTTTTCTTTCGTGGTGAACTTTTCTTCTTAGTGGAACTAGTAGTG